TCGGCAACATCTACCAACCCACAGCCCAATACCTCCCTGCGCTAACCTCAACAACAGGCCAGATCGACAGCACTTACTGGACTGACATTAACAGCATGACCGCTGACGATGTTGACAACGATGGTCAGGTCTACTATGCAGTGTCTACTGATGACCGCACTACTTGGTCTGTTGCTAAAGCCAGTGATGGTGAGCGTGACATTGTTCGAAATAATGGTGGCACTTGGCAATATAATTCTAATGCAACTTACGCTTCGACTACTTGGAGTAATGCAACAACAAACGATGAGTTCGCTGCTATTGCACAAGCCATGACTGTTTCTGCAAACCAGATGGACAAAGCTCAACTTGACGCAGTAGCAGATGGTTCACACTTTGCTTTAGGCAACACTCTGGACTTGGCGATTATTCCATACCTCGCAAGTACTGGCACAGCGCCAACGTCTGATGGTGTGTCGATCAACTATGATGCTGCTGCATTAAATAAGGGTGCTATTCTTGGCACTGACTACGACTATGACGTACCTGCAACCAACAAAGTTCGTATTACTTCCAATGCAGCGCAAAACCTTAAAGTAAGGATTGTTTAATATGATGAAAAATTTACTATTAAGTAAAAATAAAAGGAAATATTAAATGTTAGTTAAAATTACAAATGGTTCAGTAGAAACATATCCCTATTCAGTGGGATTACTACGTCATGATAACCCAAATATATCTTTTCCAAAACAAGTACCTGACTCATTACTTGAGCAGTACGGTGTTTATTCTGTAACTGAAACAGATAAACCTAGTTACACACAAAGAACTCAGAACATTACTCAAGAGAGTACACCTACTCTTGTTAGTGGTGTGTGGACTATAGGTTGGACTGTAACAGATAAAACAACAGAAGAGATTACAGAGTATGATAATGATGTGGCAGCAAATAATAGAAGTCTACGTAATAATCTTTTAGCTGACACAGATTGGACAGGTATGTCTGATGTTACAATGTCTTCAGAAATGACCACTTATCGTCAGGCTCTTCGTGACATTACTACACACAGTAATTGGCCTAATCTTAGTCCAGATGATTGGCCTACAAAGCCTTGACAAGTAAGGATTTATGAGTTAAACTATGAGTGATATTAAACTTACCTCAGAACAACTGGAAGATATGCTAGACAACGCAGCTAGGCGTGGGGCTAAAGAAGCCCTACGTTCTATTGGGCTACTTGATGATGACGCTGCTAGAGATATTATAGAGATGAGAAGTTTACTAGAGGCATGGCGTGATACACGCAAGTCTGTCTGGTCAACTGTAGTTAAACTAGCCACTATCGCACTGCTTACGTTTATTGCAGGTGCGGTGTGGATGACAATGGGTAAGTAAAGGTATATTTAAGTATGACAAATTTTGAATATAGGATAAAAAGTGTCGAGGTAAGCCCTGATCCAATGTCAGGCAGAAAACGATACCAAAGTATTGTATTAATTGGTAATGATGATATTGGTTTTACCACTCAGAGAACTGGTGTTCATTTTAATCGAAATGCGGTTCAAGATGATATTAGTACTATTGTAGCTAAAATTAAATCGTCTCAAGAAAATAAACCTATAACTGTTCCTGTAAATTATAATAGTGAAAAAGTTACTGTAAATGCTAATTCATCATACGCTGCTGAAATTGAAAAAGATATACTTGAAAATAATTTAAGGGAACTTACTGAAGACCCCAGTAATCCTGGATATTCTGTAAGTGGTAAGCGTCTTGTAGATGCAGACGAATATATGTCTGCAGATAGTTTAGGAAGAAAAAACATTGCAGCAAAAAATCCTGAAAAATTAGAAGATATAAAAAATCGTTTTTCTGAAATTAATCAGCAATTAAGAGAAGAAAGACCTTCTGCTAGTATTGGTGAAAGTACACCCTCAACATCTGCCGGTACACCACAACCAGGAACGACTAGAACTACACCACAACCAGGACCAGATGAAGATATAGGTGGAACAGGTGTTCTTGAAACAACTCAAACAACTCCAGGTGTTACTACAGATGGAACTGTTACAGATTACACACCTCTCCCACCAAGTGGGGTAGATCCTACAACAGGAGTTTCTACAGTAACTACACAAACAGGTAATTTATCTGCGTTACCTCCCAGTGTTACTTATGCAACTAATACTACTGGAACACCAGGTAATATTCCAGAGTCTTTGCTTGCACCTTCTATTTCAGGTCAAGGGGCAAGTACTTACGATAATTGGATGGCATCTCAAAATCAAAGGGCAGAAGAAGCAGCTAGTGGTATACAGGGTGGTTATACAGTTATATTACCTAATGGTAAAACAGCAAACATTTCTTATGGCCAACCCATACCTCCAGGTTCTCAAATTGTAAAATATTATCAAGGAGAGGCTCCTAATATACCAAACGAAGAATCACCTGTTAATGCATATCAAGGTGGTATGATGACTAGTGGTTATGCTCCTGGTGGCTTAGTTGATAACGCCATCGTTAAGATAGCTCAGATGAATGGATTTCAAGGTAATCGACCACAGGAAGCTAGAATGTTTATGAATAGCTCAGAAGGTTTACGTGCTAAGGCTCGTGCTATAGGTGCTATGATGAACGAAGGTGGATTAATGCGCAGCGGTTATAATCCTGGTGGTGTTGTAACTCAAAATGATAATGGTCAGTGGATTATTCAGTTTCCTGACGGAACAGCTAGCGTATACTCTACAGGAGACATTGGAAAACAACAAGCTGAAGCAGATCTAGCTTCTTTACCTGCAGATACAGTAACTATGGATGATGGAAGTGACTTTTTTGACACTGTCGATCCTCCAGATCCTGCAGGCACTACTCCTACCTCTAACCCGATGTTAGACCAATTTAAAAAACAACAGCAAGATCTAATTAGTGGAACTATGTCTCCAATAGGATCAGATGTAGCTAAAATTCAACCTCAAGCAGAAGATTTTATTCCCACTGATGCAGGTCAAACAGCTCCTATATCGCCTTTTGCTGAAGCTGCTACTGTGGGTACTACTGCACAAGCAGGAATGCCCACTGAAACTCCAGCAACTACGATGACTCCTACTACTATTTCATCACAAGTACAAGGTGAAACAGGGGCGTTAGATGCTGAAACAGGGTCAATTAGACCTGGCTCAGTTATTACTCCAGAACAACAGCTAACTAGCGCAGTTACTGGTATGGAAGGTGCAACTGGTGAATCTGTTGATGTTTATGGTGCTCCTATTCGTACTATGCAAGAAGGTGAGCAAATTGCTGCAGGTAATTTAGGTTTAAGTTCTGTTGATTTTGATAGAGTTGGTACAGCTTTTGGTACTGGTGAAGTACAAGCTGCTTCTATGCAAGATGAATTAGCAGGTCTTATGGCACAATTTGAAGGTGGTAATACCCCTGCTTGGGCTGCAGGTGCTATGAGAAGGGCTACTGCCGAAATGGCTGCTCGTGGTTTAGGTTCATCTAGTATGGCAGGACAGGCTATAATACAAGCTGCTATGGAAGCAGCATTACCTATTGCTCAAATAGATACTGGTAATAAACAGCAAGTAGCTTTGTTTAAAGCAGAGCAAAGAGCTAAGTTTATGCAGATGGATTTTGATCAAGATTTTCAAGCTAAAGTTATAAACTCAGCTAAAGTTTCTGAAATAGCTAATATGAACTTTAATGCTCAACAACAAATTGCTATTGAAAATAGTCGTGCAGCTAATACAATGGAGTTAGCTAATTTATCTAATAGTCAAGCCATGATAATGGCAGAAGCTGCTGCGTTAGCTAACTTAGATATGGCAAACCTAAACAACCGTCAACAAGCCGCTGTACAAAATGCTCAAAACTTTCTGCAGATGGATATGACTAATTTATCTAACGAGCAAGCAACTGCTATATTTAAAGCGCAGCAAAATATACAAGCTTTGTTCAGTGATCAAGCTGCTGAAAATGCTGCAGCTCAGTTTAATGCTTCAAGTGAAAATCAAAATACTCAATTTTTTGCAAGTTTGTCTAATCAGACAGCACAGTTTAATGCATCACAACAAAACGCTATGGATCAATTTAATGTAAACAGTATTAATGCTTTACGTGAGTTTAACTCTAATCTACAACAACAGCGTGATTTGTTTAACGCACAAAATGGATTAGTTGTTGCTCAAGCTAATGCTCAATGGAGACAAAATATAGCTACACTTAATACTGCTGCACAAAATGAAAGTAATATGAATTTTGCTAAAACTATAAATGCTCTTACCGCAACTAATTTAGATCAGATCTGGCAACGTGAACGAGATATTATGTCGTTTGCATTTACTGCTCAACAATCAGCACTTGATAGATCTTTAAATCTTTTATTAGGTGATAAAAAAATTGAACAGGTAGAAAAAGAACTTTCAGAAAGAAAAGATATTGCAGCTACAGATTTAGCATTTAGATTCTTTTTTGGCTCAGATCCAAGCGGTCTTTTTGGTGGAATATTTAATAATAATAAAGAAGGAAATTAATTATGAGTGCGTGGAATTATGGACCTAGTACAATGTCTCTAATTGCAGCTTTGCAATCAGGGGGTGTAGAAGCATCTAAAGCTGTAAAAAGTGCATCAGACGAGAGGATGGCTAAAGCAAGCCCTTTAGTGGAAAGACTAGGAGAAAAAATTGATGCCCCTGTTTCTCTCCAAGAAAAAATACTTCAAAGGTATGGAAAAGTTCGTGAAGATAATGAGGCTCTAAAAGAAAAAGTTAAAAATGCTAATTTTAAAAAGGATGTTGAAAATAAAGATTTAGAGGAAACATCTACATTTTCTAAAAGTTCTGGTGTGACTATAGATAAAGCATACGATACTTCTTTTAAATTAATAGATGATTTAAAGTCACAGTTTGATATGACTACGGAACAGGCTGCAGGAGTTGTTGGAAATTTTTGGCATGAAACAGGTGGTTTTAAATTTATGCAAGAACTTAAACCTACTGTTAAAGGATCTAGAGGTGGTCTAGCTTTTGCACAATGGACAGGGGATAGAAGAGATGATTTTGAAAATTTACTAAAAGAACTTGGAGATTTACCTGCAGAAAGTTACGAAGGTAATTGGGCAATGATTTCGGAAGAGTTTGATACAACAGAAAAGAGTGCTTTAAATAAAATTTTAAACACTGATTCGGTAGTAGAAGCTGCAAAGGCTACATCTAATCACTATTTAAGACCTGGAAAACCTCAATTAAATAAAAGAGTTTCTGCTGCAGAAGATATTTTACAAAGATACAATGAAGACAGGAGCCTTAAATAATGAGAACTTTTGATGCACCAATTCCAGGTCAGTCTCTAACTGATACTCCAAAAAATGCTGCGTATGAAAGACCTTCAGAAATAGTTGATCCTATGGAGGCAATAGATGTACACATAGATAATTTAAATAAAGAAGGTGCTATGGACGATGTTATTTACTTTCTAGAAATGGGAGTAGATTTACAAAGTATGGTTCAAGGCATTCTTCGTAGTGCTGTTGTAGCAGGTTTACATTCTGTAGATGTAAGTCTTATCATTGCTCCAATTATACATGAGTATATTAAGGGTTTAGTCGAAGTAACGGGAATAGACTTTAATGAAGGTTTTGATGATAAAGAGGGTAAAGAAGTTCTTAATTATCGTAGAGATGTAGCTAGAGCTAAAAAAGTTTTAGATGAGATAAGAGAAGAAGAGGGTATGATAGTACCTGAAGAAGAGCCTGAAATGTCAGATGATATTGATCTAGAAGAACCTGAGATGGTGCAAGAAGAAGAAAAAGAATCAGCTAAAGCTGGATTAATGGCGAGGGTATAGTTATGGGATTTAATCCTTTAGGTGTTAAAACTTGGTTAGAGTCTGCTGATGCAGCTCAAGCAGAAGAAAGAAGAAGAGAGGATGAAAGAGAAGCTTTAGCATTTCAATTACAGATGCAGTATGGTGCAGGAACTTCACTTAAAAGCAAAAGTTCTGGAAAAGGCTCTGTTAAATCTCCAGAGTTAGCATCAAAAGTACTTATGAAAAAATATGGAGTTTCTCCTGAAGTGTTATCAGAACTTACAGTTTCAGATATAAGTGCTTCTAATAAACTTTTAACTATATTTGAAAAGCAAGAAAAAGAATACGGAGTAGATGGCAGAGATCTTCCGCAAGATAGAATTAATCAAATTTTAGAAAGTGCTGTAGCTCAACAACCTGCAGAAACTAAAATAGATTTTACAAAAATTGAAGAATTTATTGGACGGCCACTCCAATCCGTATATAAAGAGGTGCTACAACAATCTGAAGCATCATCAGGTGAAGTTTATTTTTCAGATCCAGCTGTGGTTTCGCAACCAACATTTACTGAACTTCAACAAATACCTAAATTAGCAGCAGAGTGGCAACAGTCAGGTGCTAAAACAGAGAAAAGTATAATTATAGAACGCATAGCTGAACTTAACCGTCTGCCTGAAGGAGAACAAACAGACTCTGTAAGAAATGAGACGGCTCTTCTTTCAGATAGATTTAGAAAATTAACTGCAGCCCTTAATAATTTTGAGTCTAATCCAGGTTTACTTATAGATTTATATGGAAATTCTTATCTAAATCGTTTACTTAGTAAGTATCCAAAATACGATGGATATGTACCAGAAAATTTTATAGATTCTAAATATAGTTACCCAACAGTTGCTAGTGAAGAAATGGCGACAGTTCTTTTAAAGACAGGTATAGTAGAAGAAGGAACTGTTTTTAAACTCCCGGACGGAGAGCTAATTCAGGTTATGAAAGAGCCTCAGTAATTAGGTATATTAGTACTATGGATGAACCAGAGATAAGAAAAGTTTATACATCTCCAAATGTAATTCCTCCTATAATAAGGGAGGAAGAGGAAGAAGATGTACAAGTTCCTAGAGAAATTTATGTAGCTCCTGATACTTCTCCTAGAGTTCTTCCTGTAGAGGTGTTAGAAGATGAGGAAAAGCAAATTCTAAAGCCAGAAGCTTTTGTAGATCTCCAACAAATATTTAAAGACTATGGTGGTCGGCAGTTTACTAAAGAAGATATTCTTGCTGATGATCGTCTTATGGATATTATTAGAAGTAATCTTGAGGCAAGGTATACACCTGGTGGTGTCCTCACTAAGGCTAGGCGTACTGTGTCTGGTCTTTCTGGTGCTGCTATTGGTGGATTATCATTCAGTGATTATCGTAATATGGATGATGAACAGGTTTTTGAAATATGGCAAAATTATCAACGTTCTTTTGCAGGTGGACAAACTGTAACTACTGGTAATGAAATAGCTTATGGTATGTCTGCATCAGACGAGGTTAAAGCTAAACTTGGAGCAGGTTATCTACTATTTGATCAGATGACTAATGCATTTACTGGTGAAGGTTCTTGGGGAGAGATGGGTGATGCAATTTGGGATTATACTAAATCTGCAGTCTATGACCCTAGCACTATTTTATCTTTGGGATTAGGTAAAGTATTTGGTTTTGCAGGAACTAAAGCATCTTCTGCAGTTGCACGTAAGATGATGACTAAAGCTTATCAAGATCAGATAAAAAAAGGTGTAGTTAAAAATACTGCTAAAGCAAACATTGGAAAAGCTACCCTTAAAGCATTACCATTTGCAACTGCAGATGCTGTTATAGGTGCAGGTGTTGATGTTGTTTATCAAATGCAACGTATGCAAGTAGATGTTCAAGATGAATATGATCCCTTACAAACGGCATTTGCTACTGCTGGATCTATGGTAGTTATACCAAGTTTAGTTGCTTTGGGTGCAGGTTTAAAAGAATTTCGTAAGAGTGATCTTGCACCTCAATTTATATCTTACAGAGAATTTGATGACGTTAATTTAAAACTTGGTGAAGAGGCGGCTGAAAAAACTCTTGAGACCAGAGTTAAACGAAATATTAAACTTGATACTGTAGATGAAAATTTTGGCACTGTAAAAGGTGAAAGCAGAGATTTTTTAAGTTGGATTGACTACAGAAATAAATCTAAAGAGCTTATAGAAAAACGTGGTGAAAAATACTCTAACACAGATGCAGTAAATGCATTTTTCGATTGGTTTTGGTTTGGAAGCCCAGAAGGAAAAACTAAAGGTTATTATCAAACTTTAAAAGAAGCGGGTTGGGTTTTACATCCTGCAATGAAAAAGAAGTATAAAACAACTGGAGCTTTTGCTCAAACAATTAAATTTTTAAAACCAAAACAAGTAAAAAATATTGTAAAAAAGTTTGAAGATGAAACTGGACAAAAATTAACTTTTTATGATTATGATGGCAACCCTATTCCTGGTAGTAAATTAACTCCTGTAAGCATGGCAGCTCACTTTGCAGCTAATGCTAGTTATTCTGGTAAGGGTCTTTGGATCTCATCAAATCTTAGTCGTTTAGAAAAAGCTGGTATAAACACGACAGATGCTATGGCTCTTATGAAACCTAGTAAGGGTGTGGATATGCCTCAACGTTGGGGTTACGGTTTATCAATTTACAAAAGACTCTTAACATCTCATTTAGCTACAACTGGCGCTAACATTAAAGGTTTTGTACAACTTGTGAGTTTAAACACCGCTGCTGATTTTGTCAGTGCGGCTATAAGTTTATCTGAAAGTAAATTTTATAAATATGTTAAAGGTGATGCTGAAAAAGCAGAAAGTTTTTATAATAAAGCTTGGGGTTCTGCACTAGGTGCATCTAGAAAAGGTTTTGATGTAATATCTCCAGATATTCCTATAGAATATACAGATAAAATTTTAGCTTTACAGCCACAAATTGCAGAAAAACTTTTTAGAGATGTTGCAGGAGATGGTGGTGTAAGAGATGCACTCAGTGATTTTAATTTAGATAAAATTAAATATAACAGGGGTAAGGGATTTTTTGAAGGTCTTGAAGAAATTGAAAAATTAGCTTGGAAAATTGTTGATGGAATAACTAAAGGTGCTCAAACTGTAACTCTGGTTAGACTGCAGGATGATATTACAAAACGTTGGGCATTTGGTACAAATGTCAACCAAGCTATTATGCGTGAATATGGAATGACAATGGAAGACTTTTTTAGGCCAGGTAGAGCTAATGAAGCTGCTGTTGAAATGGCTACGGATAAGTTTCAAAAAAATGTTCTTGAAAAAGCTGTTTATCGTACTATGAGAGAGACAGCTTCTGTCAACTGGTCACGTTTACAAAAACAAACTAATAACTTTTTTAGAATTTTAGCTCGTGAAGTAGAAAACAATAGACTTGTTGGTACAAATAGATCTGCTATAGGTTATATAGTACCTTTTGGTAGTTTTTTAAATACAACAATTGCTACCGCAGGAGATCTATCTGGTATAAATGCAATACGCCATGTAACTAAAAAAGCTTTAGGTGTAGAGATAGACTATGCAACTGAAGAGGGTCAAGAGCTTCTAGCTAAAGCTATTGTTGGTTGGAGTGCTCTTGGGCTAGGAATTTATGCAGATCCATTTGGAATAGGTGGAATGGGTGCTAAAGAAAGAATTGAAAACAACCTAACCTATAATCAAGATGTACAGGCAGATGGTAGTATTCAAGATAGAAGGTATGACTGGCCAGTCTCTACCATGAGATTAACATCTCAAATACTTGCTCACGGTTTAGGTGCAGGAACTGATAATTTTAAATTTGATCTTTCAGAGTTTAATCCAGAACAAATTCCACCCGAGTTAATTTCAGAGTTAGCTTTACAGCTTGGTGGTCAAGCAATACGTGATCTTACAGGATTTGAAGCAACCCTTCAGTATGCAGGACAAGAAGCAGTTAATAACAACTTTACACCTTTATTAGAGTTAATTCCTAAATTTCCTGCTAGAATGTTTCAAGGTGTTACACGACCTTTAGACCCTTTGAATGTTGTAACAGGATTAGTAACAGATGGCAACATGAATCCTGATAGAAGACAGGGTGCAGAGACTACTAATAATATGTTAAAGTATATAGATAATATTATTGGGACATCTAAAGATTTAGAAAAAAAAGCTACTCCAACCAGGGGAACTCAATATTCTGCTAATGTAGGAAAACAAATACTTGGTGTTAGGGAAACTACTATACCAAATTTAGTAGAACAAATGATGAATGCAGCGGAAAGACCTTATTGGAAATCTATAAGATTTAATGGCCCCGCAGAAATAAAAAATGTGATGGATAGTATAGCTGCTCCATTTTTTGAATCTACTGCTTTAAAATACCTTAATAATAATCCCGATTATTTTGACAAACCTTTAAGAGATAAACAAAGAATTTTAGATCTTATGTCTAAAGAAGTAAAAGAAAATGTTATGGAAGTTGTAGAGAATGGATTACCTAAAAGTATAAATTTAGTTAGAGTTCTTTCTGGAAAGAATAAAAAAGATGTAAGACAGGTTATGGAGTTTCTTGGGATTGAAGAAAATCTAGAAGAGTTAATAAAAGCTGAGGATGGTGTAATAACACTTTTAAGAATAAAAACTTTGTTAGATGTTTGGGATGATGTAAAAGATTTTGACATCCAGAAATAAACAAAAGGGGGCTAAACGCCCCCTCTTTTTTTATGTATCATCCTCTAACATATAGTCTGCCCAATCAAACGATGCTTTTTTAATTTCTTCCATTCGCCAAGTCTGTCTACCTGCTGCAATAAAACCACCCATAGCTTGACCTGCTAAGTATAATCTAGGTGATAACTCCTTGACAGTCGAAGGCTTACGTTTTTGTTTAGCAAACTTTTTAGCTTCTTCTTCGAGACTCTTTGTCAAGTACTTGCTCCTTGTTTTTGAAGTAGGCTTTGTTAAAGCCAAACTCCCAGTCCCTATGATCCTTAGTGTTTTGAACATAGGGGTTAACTAAGTTTCCTACTAGGAAACCTCTGTAGCCTTGATTAAAAGGTTTAGCTACTTTCGGTTTTGTAATTGAACCAGTGCGCTTAAATACCATTGTGCTTTCTCCAAATCTTGAACGCCATTTTTATATCGCCATCTGTGAAGGTACTTTGCAATATTACCTCTATAGTAACCTATTAACTCCTCGTCTGTCAAGAAGTCTTCTATATACTTTATACACTCTATTGTACCTTGACCGTAGTGTTGAGGCTTTTTTACAGGGTCATAATCAGTACCTGCAGTTAGGGTTGTAATTAAATCGTCAGAATTTATCATAATACTATTAACTCCGCATCTGTGAATGGAATGTGAAAGAACAGTTCACCTTTTCTAATATACCTGCCTTTAGCTTCTGCTAGACTTTCTCTAGTTAATAGGTAGTCTCGAATACGCCAAGCTTCTTTTAAGTCTTTACGAAAGACATAGAAGTTTAGTACACCGTTCTCACCTTGGTACTTGTCAAGTAATCTTTGTTTACGTTCTGGTATTCTAATTTCCTTCCAATGCTCAGGCCAATCACCATCCCAAGCTACCTTAACTTCAGCTTCATTAAAGTAGGTAAACCCATGCTTCTGAGAAATAACATCTACATGGTAATTTTCTTCTGTGTTGACTAACACATGACCCTTCTTCAAAAGGTATGCTATAAGAGCATCCTTTGCTTTAGTGTCATAGGCTTCGTATAAGGCACGATTAAATTGTTTTCTAACTGGTGGCATATATTATGCTCCTATATCTACGATTTCACAAACATCACCAGTACAAGCAAAAGTCTGACTGCTTGCAGTGGTGTCCTCTTTTTCATACTCTGAAAGCTTTGCCCAGTCAATACTTTTCGGCATTACTTCAGATAATTTTTTAAAGTCGTCTTTTGTGCACCACTGGTACGGAGCTTGTTGATAAGTATGCTCGTTGTAAGGCAAGAAGCTTACCCCAGACATCTCATCAAAGTGCTCGTAAACAAATGCACCTACTTCAAACCATTCATCCTTTCTTACATTAATTGTTACGCTAGGTTTATGCTCACACCAATGTCTTTGATACATCAGCCATGTATTTAGTTGTTCAATAGCTGAGACATTGTCAGTGACTATTGCTCCTTGTGGAGCTTTAACTGGAAATGAAAACACAGTTGTTTGATCTGGCTTCATGAAATCAGCTTCACTTGGAATACCTTGATCTTTCATAAACTGTGTTAGTGGATCTTTGTTATCACCTCTTACAGTCCTTATGTAATGTGGTGAATGCCTTGGGTGTATACCCGATGCAGAGTCAACTAATTGGGATACAGTCCCACTTGGTTTGACACAGGTAATTGCTGCTGAGTGTGGAATGCCAAGGCGGTCAGCCCAATCAGAATTAGTATGAACAGCAACTTCTCGTAGATATTCAAGAGTCTTCTCCAATCCTTTGTTCTTAATTGTTAGTAGTTGATTGTCCATTATCCCTGTGAGAGACACACCGAGCAATCGTTCTTCTTCTGTATTTCGGTTCCACACCTTTCGCAGATATGGAAACTTGGTGTACGTGCTTTGGATCGTCCCAAGTATTGTGGCACATCTGACCTTTCGTTCCAAGTCTTCCACCGTGTCCGTGGCTCGTACCACAACTTCTGTAAGATTGCAGAACTGGTATGGACGTAAGATAATCTCACTACAAGGGTTAGTTCCGAACTCAAAGTCAGGATCACGTCTACCATTTTTTGCAGCTTGTTTCTTAGATGCTTCCCTGTTAAATACACCACGTTCTCCACTTCCTGATTCTACCAGTGCCATCCATTCTCTCATGAATGATACACTGTCTGGTTTCTCTGTATAAGAGACAGAGTTATTTGCTAAAGCTCTTTGTGGATTGTTATCCCACCAGTTACCTGATTTAGCATGACGCATTCTGTCATCTGACAAATTAGATAAACTTATCATTGCAGATCTACGAACACCACCGACAACAACAACCTCACCAATCTTACACATCAGATCGTGACACTCAATTGATGATAGCCTACGTCCTTGTGCCTCCTTGAAGATACTCACCGCAAAGTTGAATAAGTCAACCAGTGGTGCAGGGCCAGATGCTCTACCGCCAAAGGTTTTAAGTCTTGCACCTGCAGGACGAACTTTAGAGACATCCCACTTAGGAATCTCACCTGCCCATAAGAGAGCTAACACTTGTCTGAACGCCTTAGCCCACCCCTCCTTGCTGTCCTTTACCACAATGGTAGTCTCACTCTCGAACAATTCAGGTACTTCGGGAAGCTTGCTAATGAACTGCCTCTCGACACTGAAGCCAACACCAGTACCACAGAGCAAGATAAACATAGCCTCATCGAAGGACTTTGGATCATCTACGGGTAAATAACTGCAGTTATACCCTGCTGTATTATCTCTTTCTAAAGCTGGACCTGCAGTCATCATAGCTCGCATAGAAGGCATAACTTCTAGTCCCAATATAGATTCCCTTATCTCATTATAAGTGTCATGATCTATGTCGTAGCCTACAACGTTGCCCATGTAGCGGTCAACTGTCTCTGACCAAGACTCTCTTCTTCCTTCGTCCTCAAGCCAACGAGCATACCGTGAGGTGTGTATAAAGGCTTGGTAATCGGTTGGTAAATAGTTATTCATCTGTTGTCTCCCGATCCAGATAGTACACCACGTTTCTTTCTATCTTCTAGCTTAATAAGATTAGCACGAGCTACATCATTCATATTCACATTTAAATCTCTGCACAATGCGGCAATGTACCACAAGCAATCACCAATCTCATCTGCTATAGCCTTACGATCAAAGTCACCATCACGTAAGATCTTTTTTACTTTGTTTGCAACTTCACCTGCTTCAGCAGCTAGACCAAGTGCAGGATAGATAACAGCATGTTTACTGCTGTAGATAGCAGTATCAGCTGCAATCTTTTGATACTCTTCCATATCTAAAGAGTTGTAATACTTAAAGGCTTCTATATCTGTTTCATTTATCACGTCTTACCTCACATTCTTCTACAATAATATCATCTATGTCATACAAGCTAGCCTGTACTAATTCCATAATTACATCCGAATTGTTGCCAAATGTTTCTAAAAAGTTTGCATCTGGATCAACTATTATCTTTAAACTTATTTCAAACTCCATTGGAAAGACCCCTAGTTATATCCAGAATCATCTGGCATGTCAACAACTAATGGCTCAATACTTTTCATAAAATGCTTTTTCCATTCGTAAGCAGAATCAAAGTCTTCAAACCAAAAATTATCTTCACCCATGACACCATCTATCTCTGACTTACAAACTAAAAAGTAGTTAGAATCTAATGGTATATCATCATCTTCAATTTCTTCTACTGCTATTGGACCTTCCATAACACCCCACACTTTTACCTTCATATTATTTCCAATTTTTTAATAAGTCCATGTAGTGCTCAAGACTTATCATTGTTATCCAGGACTTTCTATCAGCTCGAAAGAACACTACTGGTTCACCTTTACCATGTTTATTAGCTTGTTCCATATAGTCATAGGCAGTTTTCATACCAGACTTTCTACGTTTGACTTCAATAGTTATTGGTAGCTTTTTTCTAGCTGCAGGAGATAGTTGAATATCCTCACCTGTGTCTCCCATAGTTGTGGACTTGATATCATCTTCTTCAAACTCTGGAAATACTTCTAGCAGTTTGTCTCTGATTTCATTCTGACCAGTTCTACCTTTTGCTTTAGCTGCTCTTGACATGATTGATTATAACCAAGGAGGTTTTTCCATAACGGTATAGTCACCCCAGTCTGTACCATAGTCAGAGTCTTTCTCTGCCTTTGCAATAGTAGCTAGAGTTTTATGTAGGTGTTTCATACCCCAATGCATAATCTCATTACCCATAACATGCAGGTGAGAAACATACGGTGCAGTTTTTTCACAGGCTATAAAAGAAAACTTCTTTATATCATACCCTGCTAATTTACAAGTGTAAACATAATGAGCACCTTGTAAAAAATATCCATACTTTATACATTCTTTTAAGAAACCTTTAGGACTAGCATCTTGTGTTGTCTTAACATCAAAAACTGTTTGCTCTGACTCAATCATTAAATCAGGTCTTGTCTTAAGCATGAGACCTGAGATAGGATCTTGTACAAAGATACTTACTTCATTTAATCTTTCTGGATTATTAAGATGGGATGCGCAGATTGGATTTTCTAATGCACCTCTAGTTATACAGTTAGCTACGTTGTACTCTACCTCTGTTAAAAGTATTTGATCTTCAGTAAGCTTTTCTTTCAGAGATTTAAAAGCAACACTAGATTTAGTCTTTGGGCCTTTTACGACTAGATTACGTTCTTTCTCTAAGAGGTTGGCGTGTACTGCACTTCCCATTGCAAAAGCAGGATTGTTTGGATTACGCTTTTCTCCTTTCCAATGAGCAAGAGATTTCTTATACACAGCTTTGACTGCACTGGAAGATATACCATCTGTCATGTGGTAATCTTGATTAGACATATTTGCTATTATTTTTTTCATTCTGTATCCTTAAAAGGTAGCCCCCCGAAGAGGGCTACTAGTTGTTTTTGGAGGAGGTTAAAACAACACTTCGCTTTGTTTTTCTTCTTGAGCCGCAGGTGGTGGCGAAGCATCATCCCCTGCAGTATCTGCTACGTAGGCAACATGGTCAACAACTTTGACCTTGTCTAACCTAGTACCGACAATATTAGGTCGGCTCGTGTCGTAAACGGATAGCTCTACTTCTACAGTAGATCCATTACCAATGGTGCCATCATCACTGATGCTCCAAGTAGAACCATCAGACTTTTGAACAATAGGTGCACCACTATCCCAATCCTTTCCTGTATTAAATTTACGTATAAACTTTACTTTAGTACCACGTCCCTCTGAATCTGGTGTACCCTTCTTCATTGAACGTGAGGCTTTAAGTACAGCCAAGTTGTCATCATCCATAATAAGATCAATAGTACAAGCACCATCATGATCTCTATAGACTCCATCAAAACCATCCATATCACGGTTAGTTTCGAATACTTTTGCCCACTCTGCAATACCAGTTAATTTAACTTTACGTGTAGCCATCTTTGGCCTCCTTTATTAATGTACGTCACTGTAACGCTGACCATACTGTATATCTATTCCTAAGTCAACATTTAATTTAAGTTCTTGGTTAAGTTTTTCAATAGCCCAGTTTAAAATGTCACTGTGTGCATTTTGCTCTCCTTCTTTTACTAGGTTAATAGACTCGTCATGAAACTGACCAATGATATTTGGTCTACGTGTTCGGTAGTAAGCAACCCACTTGTCAAAACAATATGCACCAGTAGATTGATTTAAAGTAGAGAACACATCTTTCTCATAACGAAGTGAATGCCAGAAACCACTTACAGGATTTTGTACCCACATCTCTCCGTTGATCTGTCTTATCTTTTGATCTTCGGAAAACTTCTTCACTGACCAGTTTCGATTCCAATACGCATCAAGCAGTGTTTGTGCTTGCGGTATATTCATTCCAGTGGTACGAGATAACTTAGCTGCACCTACGCCATAAGTAGCTGAGTAGTTTACAACCTTGTAGTTTTTACGCATTGCTTTCAAGTCGTCTCGTTCATTTCTGTTATAGGCATCAATGTCAGACTGCTTGATTGCTCCTGCATGTTTAGCTAAGTCAAGGTGTGGGTCAAAACCTGATTGAGACATTTCATGCACATACTTTGGATCGTAAGGCTGCATGTAGTGTCTCTTAGT